CAGGTGACTGGGTGGTGCCGTGTTTCGAGTCGTACCCAGGTGCCGTTAATCATGATCTCAGCAAATTTGATTGTGGCAGTTCTATAGAACGACCCGTTAATGGTCAGGTATTCCACGTCATGTGAGTTTGATATAGCGATAGCAAACACGGGGATAGTAAACGTGTATTCGTGGTCACCTGTAATGACACGCATTGGGTGGATAGGTTGCATAAATTCAGTCATGGTCGGGTCTCCTGGCTAGTCGGTTTGATATGTCTTGAATGTCTTTTGGGCGCCACACATGTACTTCTTGGCCGGCGGCTGTGAGTGTTTCGTGCCACGCTTTTTGCAGGACGCTGACTCGACCAATGTCGCTTTTAAGTTCGGCAAATATGACGCCACGGTATTGGTGGGCCAAGGTTAAGTCTGGGTATCCGGCATGACCTTGTATGGGGGTTTTCCACACCCCAGGGCGGATTTCCACAGCCCGTGTGTGCATAACTAGCCAGCCGTGCAATTTGGCAAGCATTACAACTTGTGATTGAAAATAGGATTCTTTCATGGCAAACGGTCTATGGGGTGCAGTTTGTCTTGGGTTACCCAGTAGGTGTCGTATTCTTTTAATTCGCCTAATGTTTTGCCTTCATAGCCGTACAACCAGCCTTTAAGTGTGACTGTGTTGCGTTCGACTACAGCCAAAATAAATGGTGCTTCGTCTTTGTCTGTGGGGTGCATTAGCAAACAGCCTTGTGGCCACCCTGTTGTTCTGACTTGATATGTGCCAACGTCACCAGGTAAGTCGGTCAAGTTTATTTCGACTGCTGGGTTCCAATAGACGTTTAAGAATTTAGCAACGGCGTATTCGCCAATAGCGCCTACAACATCGTTTTGCCATTCTGTTTTTCGTTGTGGGGCGCCATACAAATTAGTCAGGTTTTTGCTTAGGGCGTGCAGATTCCGTTCTACACCTGTGTAAGCGGCGGTTCGCATTTCTTGGCGTGTCAATTTAATTGTGGTCATGCTTGCAACCTTTTAATTAAGGCGCTGGCTTCGTTTCTTGTTTCGGGTGCTGGGCCTTCATAATTTAAGTCTCGTAGAAACTTCATTTGGGCTTCAGATGGTGCGTTGGTCGCATTTGCGCCTAGCGAGGCTGTACGGGGCTTTTCGGGCTGTCTGACAAGCACTGCTGGCGCTCTTGTTTCTTGCCGGTGGGCGTTAACTACCTGTTGAACTTTGGTTTCGCCTTTTGTCCATAAAGCCAAAGCAATACCAAACCGCATGGCCGCATTTCGTAAAAAGTCTGACACCAGTTCTTTGTCTAAATCGGCTTTGTGTGCTTCAACTGAACCAACAGCCACACGGGTAACACCTAAAAGGGTTAAATGTCCCCACATTGAAACGGTCGGAAACTCTAATACTGTGCCGTCACGTTTAGTGATTTTGCCTAGTTGTGTGTGTGTTGCTGGTCTGCCGTTTTCCCAAGCAACTGGTTGCCATGACCATTCAGGGTCTATCTCAATCAGTATTTTTGTGATTTCGGCGTGGCCTACATAGTCAAGACGTACACCGTTTTTTTCTATTTGAGAAACCGTCTGGGGGTCAGGTTTGTAGTGGTCAATAAGTGCAACAAGCAGTGGGTGTGGCTCAGTCATTAGTTGCCCCTGTTTCGGTCGTAGGCCGTGCGCTGATCGGGTGTCATGTTTGCCCAGGCGTGTAGTTCTGCACAGCGGCGTGACTCTTCAGGGGTCATGTGGTGCCAGTCGCCAGCCTTACCACAGTTCAAACAGATACCTTGCAACAGGTCTTGCATGCGAATGTCAAAAGCGGTCAAGTCTTTTTTGCATAGTTCGCAAATCATTTAAAACCACCCAAACGCATAGCCACAATGGCGTCTTGTGTCGACTTAGTAAGATTTGACAGGTAAATACCGTTTTCTTCGGCAACATAAGCCAATTCAAATAGGGCTTTTCTAAGCATTGCAATATCAGCGGTTTGGGCTTCAAGTTGCCAGGCCGCCGCTTTCATAGCAATTTCTGCTTTGGCTATCGCCGCTGTCATTTCGGCTAGTTGTTCTGTCATGTCGGGCCTTTCATTTGTCGGGTTTAATTCTACGATAACCAACTGGTGTGGCAGAGTAACGCATACGGCGCCTGTCGCCTTCAGACGTGTTGGCCCAAATGCCTTGTAACGCCTTTTCGGGAAACGCTACAGCGTAAGCAAAACACTTGTCGAATACGGTGCAGGCTTCACAGATCGGCTTAATGATTGCCCGTGATTCTGCGGACTCTTTGCCGTTACTGGGAAAAAATAGGTTTGTGTCTAATCCACGGCAGTTTGCGTATTGTTGCCAGTCGGGGCGGTCAACATTAAACATTCGTTAGCACATTTTCCAATGTTTCCAACCGCAAGCACCTGTTTCTGCTGTGGCGTCATATAGCAGAAAACCAAAACGCAGGTTTAGGGTCGGGTCAGACATTGCTTCAGCAAACGGCATTGCAAATAATTGTTCTGCCCAATCGGTATGAATTTCATTCGCCTGTACTAAACCGTGGTCATGGCCGTTAAAACGTTTTGCCAGTTCGGGGTCACTTGACAAAGGCGTAATGTTAAGGCAACGTGTCTCCTTCCAAATCAGGCGACCTAGTTTTTCTAGCGTTTCGGTGTTGTTGGGCCAGCCAACCGATACGGCTACTGGTAACCATTCCTGGCATTTGGTATCAGGGTCAACGTATGCAACACGGGTTGTGGGTTGTGTCGAAGTGGTGGTGCTGGTGCTGGTTGTGGTTGTTAATTCTTCAACCCTGTCCTGCAACTGCTGGGGACTTAAGTCGCCCAGGGTGATTGTTGCCGGTACTTCAACATACGTTTTGGGTGGTGTGTCCTTTTGGAACGCCACCGCCATTGCGGCACACATCAGGTAAGTAAACAGGCCTAAGCCTAAAACACGCTTAACATTCATTTTGGTTTGTCCTTCAGTCGGGGTCAGGTCGGGGTATGTCTACCGATTCGGTAGGTCTATGTCAAGCACCCATAATAGTTTTGAACGCATGGTGTACAACGTCAGGGTGGTCGGCCAGCAGTGGCGAGATCTCGACATGTACCCATTGGGCGCCTTTTGACCCAATCGTGTTTTTGTCGTAAACACGCCAGGCGTCACGGTCACAGCGGTAGCCAGCGCCCCAACCTTTAAGGTTGTTTTTGTAGGTGCCTGCATAATCGTGGATTTCTTCTATGCCCAGAATGTCACGGTGGGTAAACAGAAAGTCAATCAGTTTAAACCGCTGTTCTTGAGTACCTTTTAGGTCTACAGCACGCCAGGTGGCGTGTACTGACTTTTTTGGTGGGGTTGTGCCAACCATGTTTCGGTCGTTAAAAATGCCAATGTTGGTGACGCCGAATAGGTAACAGCAGTAGTCAACAAACACTTTGGTGCCTTCACGTTTGGCGGCGTGTACGGCGTCTTTGTTGCTGGTATACGGTCTAATTGCCATCGTCTTTTTCTCCCTTGTCCTTGAGTCCATTGCTTGCTAATAGCCCCGTCAACGCACCAGCCAAAACGAGTAAAACGCTTGATAGCACTTCCCACGCTTTTGAGTCGTTGGGCGACACTTCAAGGGGCTGTACAACAAACGCCAGTGAGTACAAGATCATGCCGATGGACATGATAAAAGTGATTGACAATGCAAAACCGACCATGAGGACTAGACGCGCTTTAATTTCTGAGTTGGTGTATTTCTTCATGGTGTGGTGGCTCCTGTGCTGGTGTCACATCGTGGGGCTGTGGGTTGCTCAACGCATGTGTTTCGAATGCGGTCGCTACAACTGGTAACAACAAACATTAAGGCCACAGCCAAAAGCGCAACAATGGCTAGCGTTTTCATGGTGTATCAGGAAAGTCCGCTTCGGGGCCTGCTGTCCATGTGGCTGGGAAGTCACGCAATGTTTGGCGGTATGTCGCCCATGCTTCACGATCTACAGGTGCGTCGGGTAGTTGTGTCCAGTCGGATTCTTTAAGCATTGAGTCACGAACTTTTCGCATCATGCTTTCGTAGTCGTTGTCAATATTTTCAAGGTTAACAATCATGCTGGTCCAATGTCCTCTACTATTAGCCAAGCGGCTTTGCCTGTGCCACGGTTTAATTGAAAAGTTACTCCGCCAGCATTTTGTGCTGTGGCAACAATGTTTTGTGTTCCAGCCGAAAACGTACCAAACCAAACAACTTGACCAGCAGTGTCAACTGCTGATGATGGAATCCATTGGTACGCAAGTTGCAAAAGTGTTCCAGCCGTGGTTGTGCCGTTCCTGATGCGCATTTGCAAGGTGTTTGCACCTGCTCCTGAAATACCTATGTCAGGCTCGTAGTAGGTAATTTTGTAATACCGTGAAGCAACAGCAGTAAACGATATTGCGCCTAATTCGACTTCTTCAGTAGTGACTGACGTGTCACTAGTTATTGAAGTGGCACGGGCCATAATTCCACGAGGGAAACGGTTTGCCTGATCTGCTGTAAAAACTGCGCCCGACGAAAAATCTGTGTTTGGGTTAATAGCCATGTTTCTCCTTTACCAACCGAGACGGCTGGTATCCAAAATACCTAAAGTTGATGAGTTGAGCGTAAAAAACTGGTAATACTGCAACGGTGACATACTCAACCTAAATGTCGTTTGCTCAGGCGTAACATTGATTTCGTAACCTTCAACAACAATTGGCACAGTTACAGAACTGCCACCAGGTACTGAATACTTGAAATTCCTTACCGGATACCAAAAGTTCAACGACTTTAAAGCCTCTTCGTTTTGCATAAGGTCATTAAATTCGCAACTAAAATAAAGCGTTGACTGATCACTAAAATTGTTGACAATCCAATTAGAATTGCCTAAGGCTTGCGTAGTGTTGTAATCAACAGTTGACACCGAATAAAACGCTGGCCCATATGTCGACACAGAAGTTGCGTTTGTGCTTGTTTGTGCAGCCAAACCGTTTGGTGTGGTTGTCGCAGTGTTTATAAATTGGGCTCCGTTTTGGTACCTGTTAAAATTGCTATAAGCGATCTGATAACTACCCAATGTGCCATTAACGGTAGGGCCAATAGACGTAACGGCAGGGGCAAGACTTGAAATATCACCACGGCCTAAAAAGTAAATGCTTGAAATGTATTGATAAACGATGCCTCGTTCAGTCATTGCTAAAAAATTTAAATAGTTAAGAATTGAACCTGTGTAGGTTGTGGCGGCCGCTATAGAACTTCCTGTAAAACCAGTAGCAATATTCATTCCTGTTGGCAACAAAGCTGGAAAATTTGTTTCGAATTGTTGACAAGTTCCTGTTTGGTTCAAAGTAAAATTGGTTGCTTGTATTCGTCCTGCGGCGCCTAGCCAGTCAACTGCCGTAATTGTGGCTGTGTTTAATCCTGTGTTGCCTGGGTAATCAGTAAAAGTTATTTCTTGTACCCAAAAATTGTTATTGTAAATATTGTCCAAATCAATAAGACCGTACGCAGAAATTTGGTCACCGTATTCAATGTTGGCCGCATAGTTACTTGCGTTGTTAATTGTTAGCGACAACGTGCCACTGCTGTATGAATCTAAGTATTTTTCTCTACCTTGACGAATGTTTAATGACAAAACTTTGGTAGTTATGTTTGTGTAGGAACTCGTGATTGGGTCGTATGTGTTAATAGTCCAGTTAATTTTTGTCATTACATTGCTCGAGTGTTTACGGGCACTGGGCCTGACTGACGGACGTACTGCTGTAAGGCTCTAACGATACTGTTGGGGTCTCCGCCGTTGACATTGACAGTAATACCGCCACCGCCACCACCGAAGCCCATACTGCCCAACTTCGACAACGGTATAACGGCTTCAGGGCCGTTGCCTTCACCAATCATCGCCAAGGTAGGGCTGGTGACAATGCCACCTTCGGCAAGTTCAGGTATGCCTTTAATGTCTGGTGGGTTGACTCTAAACGAGGCGCCAAACGGCAAAGCAATTGTGAAGTCAAGCAAGTCGTTAATTTTGGTAATGACGTTGTTGTTAATAAAACGGATAATGCCGTTAGCAAACGACTTGCCGACGTCTAAACCTTTACTGCCCAATCCCTTTAATGCTTCGACTATCGAACTAATCAAAGAACCACCCAAACTGGCGCCAAGGCTGGCCATAGTTTTAACCAGGTCAACAAACAAGCCAGGCAGTTTGGCGATCAGGTCTACAACAAAACGACCTAAACCAAACACAACTTCGGGCAACAATTGAGCAACCCAACCCAATAAAGCACCGGCAAGTTTTACAGCCTGGGCGCCCAACTTCGGTACAGCCTCAGTAACCACCCAATTAAGAATCGTCAACAACAAATCGCCTAACGCTTTTAACGCTGGGACTATCTGCGGTTTAATCCAATCAACCAGGGCGTTACCCAAAACAATCAGTTTGTCAACAAGGGTTGGCAAACCTTTGTCCAAAATCCAGTTAGCCAGGTCGGCCATAAGTTCAGCCAGGCGCTTTATTGCCGGTGGTGCGGCTTCTTTAATCCATTCCCAAAAGGCTTTAGCGCCCTTGCCTAAAAGGTCTGCTAGGGCTGGCAAACCAGTGTTTTGTAGCCATTGCCCTAGTTTGTACATCATGTCTAACAATGCCCGTAAGGCTGGTGGGTAAGCCTCTTTTAACCATGCGCCAAACATTGACACGGCGTCGCCTAACAGTGTTTTTAGTTTTGGTAGTTGACCTTTAACTATTTCAATAATTCCCGCTAAACCGTCTTTTTCAAAAGCCTTAGTTAACATGCCGATTGTCGGCCCAAGTTTTGTTGTTATGAAATCTGTAAATTTCATAAAAATAGGTAGCAACTTGCCACCAATAGTGGTCACAAGGTTGTCTAATTGCGCTTTGAAAATACGTT